TTCCCATTTTGGTCATAAAGCAATTGACCATTCTGACCCTGCAGATATGCTGTTGCAAAATTTACTTGAAAATTCTCGCTAAGAGAAAATAGCACACCATTAACCTCCGCTGAAATCCTAACCCAATTGACATAGTCGGATGGGAGGAATAGCTTTAAGTCAGACCCAATAGGATATTCAAGGACTTTGACCTCCTTGAGCGCATCATAGTTTAACTCTTGAATCGCCCTCTTTGCGAAAAAAAGGATTTGATACCTGTTGATGTTGTTGATGAGTTCATGGTTTCCCTGATACATCAACATAAAATTATTCACGATATCTTCTAAAGACACATACTGATAACTCCCCCAATTCGCTGAATTCGGCGAGTTTCCATTATTATCATAGTACTCGTATTGACTAATGTATCCCATTATGATCTATCTTTTTGGTACTCAGCAGTATCATCTGTTGCCCCTAATTTATAAACATCTGCCTCTCTAATTGATATACCAGCGTATTGAAGAATCTTTGAGATAAGCAAAGGCGAGTCGGTTTCAGGTAACTCAAAATCTATATAGTCAGCGGCTGATGAGTTAAACACGGGATCACCATTCACTCCGACATTAAGCCATGTCCACTTGGGCAATCTTGGATACCTAATATACTGCAAAGTCACGCCAGAGATAATGCTCGTTGGATACATGGTTATACGCTGGACAAGTACTTGCGGGGGCGGCGTCGTACCCTGTAATCCTCCACTCACAACATATGCGGGATATATCACGGATGGTGCGGTTAGATTAGAAGCTAATAGCTGATTAATCCTGTTCAAGGAAACTTTTTCGGCCGTCTTTCCGTTAGCCAATACGTTAATCATCAAGTAGCAATCCGGTGGGATGCTAAAAGTGGATGCGGCATATTGGCTCAATGACTGGACCATGGAAAATGTATCAATAACTTCTTCGGTGATTTGGCGAAGGTTAGCGTATCCAGTTCCCAAAGTTCTTGCGTTTTCCCTTGATATCTGATTGTTGTATGACTGAAAATAATCCTCAAATATGCTTAATTGAGCCTGCTCTGCATACAAATTAAAGTCGGCAGGAGTAATGTAGCCATAGTTGTTTTTGTTAACTATCGCCAAGACCGCGTTTCTTATCTCATTTATCATGGGTTAATAGTTGAGAATGTTATTACATCAATAGCCCCTAACGGTATAATTGGAGGCAAAGAATATGCGCTTCCAACATAATCCCTAGCCGCTACCATTTGAGCAAAAAACCATCTATGTAGGGTATATGTTGCATCCGCTGTAGAGAAAATTAATTCAGTAAAGTCTGCATCGCCCGTATAATAAATATGAATAGTGGTGGATGATGTAGCTCTTGCAAACCTCAAATTAGAAAGACCTATGAAAATAGGTCCGAATGCATATGCTGGTGCATCAATTTGCATAAAATCAGCCATACACAAAGGTAATAAAAAAGCCACCCTCCTGGGATTCAGGGGGTGGCTCTTAATAAAATTATTGTTTATTAAGCAATGGCGATTGCTGTGATTTTGTTTACCGCGGGTGTCTGAATATTGGTAAAAGTGGCCGGAGCTTCAGCATAAGCATAACCTCCGTCCCCTCTAGAACTAGACGCGGTCATAATCGCATCAATCAATTCTCGTTGGAACGTGCCGCTAGTATCACCTGACCCAATAGTAATTGTAACTACATCAGCAGACGTGCTCGCCACGGCGTAAGTCAATACAACAGTTGTGGCTGTTGCAGTGATATGAGCCACATTTAGCAAAGAAACATAGGTGTCAAAATTAGTCGCTGTAGCTAAGTTTGCTCCTGAAATTTTAAGGAATTGTGCCATTTTTCGTGTTTTTTAAAGGTGTGACAAATATACAAAATTATTCAGAAAGATATTTTTCGAGTGTAGTCATAACCTCAATTCCCTCTTCTGTTAAAAAGTAAGAGGCAACCGCATCATGTGCATCCTGCCCGGTTGGGATAACGAGCATTTTTGACTTATTATTTGGCAGATTGTAATGTACACTATTCCTTTTTGAGGAAAGAATCCCATAGTTGAATAGTTTAGCCACAAAGCCATTATGGGCAACATTGGGGTCATTTGCTAATGAGAGAAATTCTTCCGGGTTATTTCTAGCAAAGACAATGATGTCTCTCCTAAGTTCTTGTGAACTAATCCTTGATGGATCAATGTTGAAAGCTATTCTCGCAATATTTTCCATCATTGGGAAATCAAGAGATCTAGCCTTTGTCAAAGCATCAACTTCCATTTCAAGGTAGTTCAATTCTTTTTCGGCATCCCTCTTATTATCAACCTCAACAAATATCGCGCCATTATCCGGATGTACTTCTAAAAATTTTTGAAGCACTAAATTGGTATCCTCAACCTTTAAGAACCCATCCTCAAAGATGATAGGCTCTAAAATAAAATTTCCATCTTGCTCATCAACAAATGGACTTTTTTGGTTACGGGCATAACGAAGCTCGCGATTGACCTTTCCATCAAAGTGGTAAAGACGCCTTGCCGTTGTGTTTCTACTGGCAAGCATAAAGCTCAGAGGTGCAGACCCTCCGATTAGTTTGTAGATTTTTTGTGACATTTTTTTAGATTTAATTAAAATAAAAATAGGGGTGAGTGTGTCGGACACACCCACCCCAAAGAATTAGCTTTGGAACAAGAAGAAGTTATTTGCTCCAAGAGTACAAACCGTGCGCTCAGATAGGTAGTGAACCTCCAAAGCATCAAGGTCGCTCGTTGACGCTCCACCTGCGCTTCCGACCGCCCAAGTCTTGTACTTACGGCTTTCGGCTTCGGTTTCACGGTAACGAATGTGCAGAAATGGGCGTTTAGCATTCTGACCCATCACTTCATCATAAACATTTGTTGAACCTGCTGGCACAAGCAAGCCATTGATTGCACCGCCTACGGTTCCAGTTGCAGTACCCTGACCACGCATGGTTGGATCATTTAGATATTTCCAATCGGATTTATAGAAGTCATAACCGCGGCGGAAACCACGGAATCCGAGATTCAAGGCCATTTGCTCACTGTTGTTGAACAAACCATAGGATGTACCACCGGTTCCATAAGAGTTTTGAGCAGCCAAGAAGTCATCCATCGCGAAAGAAGCGGCACGGTTTACGAATAATGCATTTTCCTCAATAGCACCCTGTTTATCAAGACGCTGAACAATCGCGTCAAAATCGGCCAAGTTCGTAGGGAAACCGCCACTAAATACGTTGCCGCGATTTGCGACAGCATGGAAAACGCCGCTTGTTCCCTTAAATCCTTGAGTATTAGCACCACTATTTGACGAAGCTACAGGAATAGCCTCAAGCATAGAAGACTCAAGGTAATCATCAAAACGAAGACGAGCCTCGTGTTCGGCTTTCATGTACCATAGGTATCCAGATCCGTTTTCGGTAGTTACTTCAACCCAGCCAATCTGAGTCATGTCAGAGCCGGTAACGGAATATTTATCCTTTAAGATAATAGGATTGTTTTCAAAGATAAGGTCATAAGGCATGGTTGATTCAGCCATTCCACTTTGACCTTTCTTAAATTCAGAACCATAGATCCAAACACTCCATGTACCAGAGTCTAATCCGCCACCAGCAATAGTACTAGCGTCTTCGTAAATTTGGAGTGTAGCTGTTTGGGCCGCAAGAGAGTTGGCGTAAGTGATAGCTGAAACAAGCGCGTGAAATGTTCCAGTGCCATTTTCCCTTTGAAGCAAAAGGGTTTGGCCAACACGGATATTGAAGTTTGTCCCAGCTGTCGCGGAATTAGTCAGGGCTTGCTGGGCGGCTTGCGGGTATCCGGATGCGGCGTTATTATTTGATACCGGAATAGTGAGCGTGGTTTGGCCGGATGAGTGGGCACTACACGTACAAGCCGTATATTTTGAGTGTAAACGCCCCTGCTCTGCCCACTTGATAAGGTCAGAAGCGCATGGCATTTCAGCTCCAACCATTCGGAGAAACCCTGAAATGCTACGATTACCAAATCGCTCAAACTCTTTTTCATAAATGTCTGGCAGATATTGGTTAGCAAAATT